AAAGGTATTTGTTTCACGTTGGGAAGGTGGCAAGATTCTAGAAGCTGACTTTGCACAGCTAGAGTTTAGAACTGCTGCATATTTATCACAAGATGAGGTGGCTATAAATGAGATTAAGACAGGCTTTGACGTTCATGCTTATACAGCTAAAGTTATATCAGCTTCAGGTCAAAGTACGACTAGGCAAGAAGCTAAAGCACATACCTTTGCTCCGTTATATGGTGCGACAGGGTTCGGTAGGACAAAAGCAGAAGCAAAATACTACCAAGACTTTACCAAAAAGTACAAAGGGGTCGCATCATGGCACTCCAGATTGGCTAAAGAAGCTCTAGAAAAGAGAAGTATTACTACACCATCAGGCAGAGAGTTTTCTTTCCCTGATGTAGCAAGAAGAATGAATGGCTCTGTATCACACTTTACACAGATAAAGAACTATCCTGTGCAGAGTTTTGCAACTGCTGATATAGTGCCTTTGATTCTTATACATATAGAGGATAGATTAAGTTTACTACAATCTTGTATTGTTAATACAGTTCATGATTCAATAGTGATTGATGTACATCCTGATGAGACTAATAAAGTTATTTTTATATTGGATAGCATAAATAAAGACATGACTAATATAATAAATAGACAGTTTAAAATAGACTTTAATGTACCTCTATTATTAGAAGCAAAAATAGGTAATAATTGGCTTGACACTAAAGACGTTAGCTGATATAACTATGAAACATTTTAACTTTGAAAGGAGAATATAATATGAGTGAAGCAAACCTAGTGACCATAGACACTAACAACTATGAATCTATGGCAAAGGCTATGGGTATAGCTAATGAATCAAATGTGGCAGAGAAGAAAACTCCACAGCTACCTAGATTTAGAATCAATCATGCACCTATTATAGATGATGATGAGATTATAGTTAAGGGTGGTACATATAAATTAGATATACCTGAAGGTCAGGTGTTGTATGGCAAGACTGCCACCATCAGACCTTTCATGCAGAGATATATGTACAAGAGATTTGTAAAGAATATGGCTGCAAAAAAAGGAGAACCTATGGGTACTTATCATAAGACAGTCATGGCTGACTCTCTTAATAAAGACCTGAAGGATAATCAAGGTGGCTTCAACTGTGGTAAACCTGCAGGTTGGATACAAGACTTTGATGCTCTGCCTGATAAAACTAAAGACCTTATCAAGCAGATTAAACGTGTTCGTGTTGTGTTTGGATTAGTTGATTTACATAATGCTGTTGATACCAATGGTAATGATGTTAAGTTTGAGACTACTCCGTTCATATGGGAGATAGATAATAGAGAAGCATTTAAAACTATCGGTACTAACTTTACTAAACTTGCAAAGCAAAAGTGTTTGCCTGTTCAGCATAGTATTGCTCTAGGTACTGAGCCTAGAGAACTACCTAATGGTAGCCGATTCTATTTACCTACTAGCACGTTGAATTTGTCTGAGAAGATTGACCTCTCTGATAAAGACCAAGTTATGTTTGGTGACTTTCTCTCTTGGGTAGAGAACTATAATCAATATATAGTGTCCGAGTGGAGTGAAAAGGCATCACAGAACTCTATTGATGATGATATGTCTAATGCTGTTAGTGATATCATTGATGCAGAGGATAACTTTATCGAAGTGGAAAATGCATAGTGCTAAGTAATAACCCCTTCAAGGTACATGGTATAAACTATCTGTCTCCTAGTAGCATTAATACGTACATTAATGATACACCTATGTGGGTGGCTAGATATTTGTTTGGTGTTAAATCGCCAAGTGGTGCGAGTGCTGTTAGGGGTATTGCTACGGAGTTTGCATTAGCAAACAAGTATGAGAAGAAAGCACAAGCCTTGGACTTCAATCTTTTAGATGTAAAATTTATGTCTCTGTGTGCTGAATCAGGTGTTGATTTAGGAGATGTGAAGACAGCTAGAGAGAAGAAGTTATTAGAAGGTTTTGGTACTGTCATCGATGAGAACTTTAACTATGATAATCTTGAGTCATACCAAGAGAAAGTCGAAGTTCAAATTGATGACATGCCTATTCCCATCATGGGGTATATAGACTTCAGATTTTCTGACAAGATAGTAGACTTGAAGACAACCACAAGGATGCCTAGCAAACCTACTGAAGCACAGAAAAGACAGATGGCTTTTTACTCTATGGCATATCCTAAGAATAGTGTAGACTTATTCTTTGCTTCTCCAAAAGAGTGCAAGAAGTTTACCCTTAAAAACTTATCTGCATACAAGAAGCAACTTGTTAAAGTAGCTTTGGGCATACAAAAGTTTTTGTCTATCAGCGATGATAAGCATGAGATAGCTTCTTTAGTTTATCCTAACTTAGATTCATGGATGTGGTCAGGCATAAAAGAAGAAGCAAATAAAATATGGAGTGTAAAACAATGACGCAGAAAATAGAAGACCTGCAAAAGGACATTGCAAATATGGAGAAGGAGTTAGCAGAAGCGAAGAAGACCCTTCGTGAAATGCGAACCAAAGGGTTGAGAGAAGCTATGGAAGCCAAGAAGATGGCAGACGAAGCTGTAAAAGAAGAGATGAAGGCTCTTGGTTACTCGCATGACTCATATGAGTTTAATCCTTTTACAGGGTGGAGAAGACTACTCTAGTGTCTCCACATAAGATAAGGCGAGAAGCAATAAAGTATGGGTATAGGAGTGGGTTAGAGTTTAAGATTTCTACTGCCCTTGATACAATAAATTATAATTACGATTATGAAAGTATCAAGATAGAGTGGGAAGACTTAGCTTATCGCACCTATACCCCTGACTTTATACTTAAAAATGGTATAATTATAGAAACAAAGGGAAGATTTTTAACAACGGATAGAAGAAAACACTTGTGCATTAAGAAGCAACACCCTAAACTAGATATTAGATTTGTATTTACAAACAGTCGAAGTAAGCTAAGTAAAGGTGCGAAATCTACATACGCAGAGTGGTGTATCAAACATGGATTCAGATACTATGATAGGATAATCCCTGAAGATTGGTTGAAAGAGAAGGGTAAAAACAAACACCCTAAGTTCATACGATTTTCAACAAAAAAGATAAGGAGATAAATATGGATACACAAAATATAGAACCTACTGATTTTATTATATTAGTTAGACCCCATCTTGATAAGAAAAATAAATGGACAGGAGAAGTTACTCTTAAAATGGTGGTTGATAAAGCTAATAAACTTGACGATGATGACTTCTATTCTATGATTTCTTTTACCAAACAAGTATGTGCTTCTGTTCCTTTGATGGAAGAGAATAAAATATTTAGAGATGAAACAGAAAGATTAGCTGATAAATATTTATCACATGATGATATGATAGAGGGCATAGATAGGTTGACTAAAACTAGAGAACGTGTTAATAATATAATACATGTTGACTTTAAACCAGAGGCATAACAGATGTTAAGACACATGGAATATATGAAAAAGAAATTTAAAGAAGCAGAAGAAAAAGCAAAGGAGAAACAGGTGAAATATTTATCAGGAAAAAAAGAAGATATGGTCAATCATCCCCCTCACTATAATAAGGCAGGTATAGAAACAATAGAAGCTATTAAAGCTATGACAGAGAATGGGTTTGAGTATTACCTGCAAGGAAATATTATGAAGTACCTATGGAGATACAGGTACAAGAATGGTGCAGAGGATTTAAAGAAAGCACAATGGTATCTCGCAGAGTTAGTTAGTGTGGTTGAAAGCAATGAGAGTTAAAATCATGATGACACTGCACATAGATGCAGAAGAATACGCAGTACCTGCTGATGGCAGGGTAGATGAAGAGATGGAAGACTACATCAATGAGACTTTTCACGAGATAGAAGGAGTGAAAGTTAAAAGTATAAAAATAGTAACAGAGGAGACTTAAATGAAAAACTATTTACCAACCGATTATCAGAATTTTATTGCTCTTTCTAGATATGCAAGATGGAAAGAGGATGAGCAACGCAGAGAGACTTGGGTCGAAACTGTGGATAGATATTTTGATTACATGAGTAATCATTTGAAGACTAAGCATAATTATATAGTAACGAAAGCATTAAAAGAAAAGATAAGTGAATCTATAATGTCTCTCGGTATTATGCCTAGCATGAGAGCCTTGATGACTGCAGGTGTAGCTTTAGATAGATGTCACGTAGCAGGATATAACTGTAGCTACATACCTGTTGATAGTCCACGTAGCTTTGATGAATGCATGTATATACTTATGTGTGGCACAGGTGTAGGTTTCTCTGTTGAAAGAGAGAATGTAGACAAACTACCTATTGTTAATGAGCACTTTGAAAAATCATCTACTATAATAAAGGTTGGAGATAGCAGACCCGGATGGTCTAAATCGTTACGTGAGTTGATTGCTATGTTGTATGCAGGACAGATACCTACATGGGATGTGTCAGAGGTACGACCTGCAGGTGCTAGATTAAAAACCTTTGGTGGTAGAGCATCAGGACCTGCTCCATTAGTTGACTTGTTTAACTTCTGTATACAAAAGTTTGAGGGTGCTAAAGGTAGAAGGCTATATCCTATTGAATGTCATGATTTAATGTGCAAGATAGGAGAGGTTGTAGTTGTTGGTGGTGTCAGACGTTCTGCTCTTATATCCTTGTCTAACTTAGGTGATGACCAAATGAGACATGCTAAAGCAGGTCAATGGTGGGAGAATGAAGGACAGAGAGCATTGGCTAATAACTCTGTAGCATTCAAAGGTAAGCCTGAGATGGGTACATTCATGCGAGAGTGGACATCACTATATGAATCTAAGTCAGGAGAACGTGGTATCTTTAATCGTAAGGCAGCCAAAGTAAAAGCATCTGAGAATGGTAGAAGAGATAGTAATCATTACTTCGGTTGTAATCCATGTAGTGAGATTATCCTTAGACCTTATCAATTCTGTAACCTCACAGAGGTTGTTGCACGTGAAACAGATGACCTAGTATCTTTGAAAAATAAAGTACGTATGGCTACTATCTTAGGTACATTTCAGTCGACATTAACTAACTTTAAATACTTACGTAAAATATGGAAGGATAATACAGAAGAAGAGAGATTGTTAGGGGTATCCTTAACAGGCATACTAGACTGCCCTATATGGACAGAAGAAATACTACAAATACTAAAAGACGTAGCAGTAGAAACTAATAAGAAGATTGCTAAAGAGTTAGGCATACCTCAATCCACTGCTATAACATGTGTCAAACCTAGTGGTACAGTATCGCAACTAGTTGACAGTGCATCAGGTATACATGCAAGGCATAATCCCTATTACATAAGAACTGTACGTGGAGATAACAAAGACCCTATCACGCAGTTTATGAAAGAGAGTGGTATACCGAGTGAACCTGATGTTATGAAGCCTGATAGCACAACTGTCTTTAGCTTTCCTATGAAGTCACCTTCAGGTGCTATTACTAGGACAGAGATGACAGCTATTGAACAGCTAGAGTATTGGCTTATGTTTCAAAGACATTGGTGTGAACACAAACCATCTGTCACTATATCTGTTAAAGAAGAGGAGTGGATGGAAGTAGGAGCATGGGTGTATAAGAACTTTGATGAAGTATCAGGCATATCCTTCTTGCCTTTTAGTGACCATACATATGCTCAAGCACCTTATCAAGACATAGATGAAGCAAAATACTATGCACTATCGCATGAAATGCCTGACTCTATTGATTGGTCTAAGTTAGCAGACTTTGAGAAAGAAGATACTACAAGTGGCAGTAAAGAACTAGCATGTACTGCTGATGCATGTGAAATGGTTGACATACAGGCTAGTTAATGATAGAAGGTACAGAAGAAATATTATGGTGGCAGTGGTGGTTACTCATTGCTATCACCATAAATACGACAATAAACTTAATCGTTTTCTTCAAGGGTAGGAAGCTACACATAAGGGAACTATTACATCTTAAACCCAAAGCGAAAGGAGTTGCCAATGGAAAACCTAGCACCAAATAAAGAAGACAGAAAAAAGTTTGACATAGACCTAGAATATGGTAAAGTAAGAGAACAATTTGTAGCAGACATGTTACAAGATAAAAAGATAGAAGTAAAAAGTGAGAGAGACATGTGGCAAAGGACAGGTAATATAGCTATAGAGTATCAATCGTATGGTAAGCCTAGTGGCATCAATGCAACAGAAGCAGACTATTGGTTTCATAATCTATGTATAGGCAAGGATGTCTTTTGTACACTTGTATTTAGTGTAGAGAATCTCAAGAAGCTAATCGATGGATTAGACTACAAGAGAAGTGTATCAGGTGGAGACCATAATGCATCAAGAATGTACTTACTAAAACTTGATAAGTTATTTTCATCTGACGTTTTAAAAACATTTAAAGGAGAAAAGTAATGAGAGAAATGTTATTAGGAGCAGCCAAGTCTTATTATGTTGGACTAATGAACAGGCATATATCAAACGTAGAAATACTATTATCTAAAGCTGTAGGTATAGGAGAGCATCATGATATACAAGCATCCATAGATTCCGAGTTAGATAAAATAGCTATGGCTGATGATAAACTTAACGTAATAGTAAAATACTTTGAAAGGAGACAGGAGAATGTACAAGCAGAAGAAAAAAAGGAATCCAAGTCTAAGTAAGTATGATGCACCACTTCGCATTCAGTTTGAACGTGGTGTTAATGCTTTCAAGGGGAAGCAATATATACGTAATGTTGTTAAGAAGAGTGCTAAGATTATATGTACAGAGAGTCCATATAGTCCTAACACTATGCAACATAGGGAGTGGCAAAGAGGATATAACTTTGCCTACTTCAAACAGTTAGAGAAAGTAAAACGTGATGAAGCTAGAAGAAGAAGCCAAGAGGTTCATGCAGTCGCACAATAAAAGTCTCATAACTGCACACGAATACCAAGAGAAGTGTAAGACTACAGCTATCTATCCAAAGAAAGATGCCATAGCTTACCTATCTCTTGGACTTGTGAGTGAGGCAGGAGAGGTAGCAGGGAAAGTAAAGAAACAAATACGTGATGGTACAGAATCAAACATAGCCTCTGAGATAGGAGATGTTCTTTGGTACTGTGCCATGTTAGCGAATGAGTTGAATGTCAATCTAGGTAAGATTATGGAAGATAATCTATATAAACTTAATGATAGAAAGACAAGAGGAACACTACGAGGGTCAGGTGATAGTCGTTAGAGATAAGATTTAGCTAGTGTTCTACCTAAGTATACTGCATTTAAATAGTGATTAGTGTCAGGTTCTTCTTGTTGCATCTCAAGAACATTCTTTCCATACTTCTCTAAATAATATTCGTCAGCCAACTTTCTCTGTCTCCTAGTTAATTTAGTATACTTTGCTCTGTCAAATGGGGTTATTGACTTGCCTAATTCATTAGCCTCTTTGACAGCTAGACCCTCTCCTAAACTTTTAGCTATCTTCCTATAATATTTTAGTTTGTTATTAAAAGAAGCCTCTTTCTTTTTGTCTGATAAGTTTTGATAATATTCAGAATTTATTTCTCTAGCTAAATTTTCCTCTGTTAACTTTCCTAAAAACTTCTTAACATAAGAGTCTGCTACCTTATCTCCTGTAGTAGGTAGTATTTCAAACTCTTCCATACCAAATCTAACAAGTTCTCTTTCTACTGTATTCTTTTTAGGTGTAAATCTTCTACCTGTAAGTTGCTTACCTATAGCACTTTGTTCATACACAGGACCTGACCTAGTAGCAAATTGTTTTTCAGGTAAGTTTTTACTTATGAAAGGTAAGTTTCTCTGCAAAGAGTTTTGAAAGGTTTTAAGAGACCTCTCACCTGCACCTATACCTTCTATCTGTCTAGAGTCACGTATGATAGCAGCTTCTTTATTAAAGGATGCTTCTATATCTTTAAGAACTCTAGCAGGTGTTAATGCACCACCAACAAGTTCTCCTAAATAGCCTGATACTTTTTCTGATATTCTTTCAGCCTCTAATGTATTGAACTCATCAGCACCACCTAATCCTAAGAACATATTATCTATCACATATGCACTAGCACCATTCCTAAACATAGCACCTGTAAAGCCTTCAATGAAATCTGCACCAACACCATTCTTTAGTTTATCCTCTTGGTATTTTACTAGTAAATCACCCACTATTAGGTAAGGTGCTAGTGGAAAGAAAGGTCTTATATCTACAGTTCTTTCATCATCGCTTTTCATTTCGTACCAATTACTGTCTTGATTCTCTTTTCTATATTTGTAAGCCGCAAGAAATGCTGCCATACCTACCATGCCTTTTGATAACTCTTCTCTAGCTTTACCTAACTGATTGTACCCTAAGTCTTTATATGTTTTATCTTTCTTAAGCACATTCCATGCACCCCTAGTTAAATTCATCACTCCTATAGCACCACCCACAGGAGAATAATCTAATTGCATTTGCATAGCATTAGCCATAAATCTTGTATATGGGAATTGTCCTGTACCTAATGGCACTCCTATTAATCCCGGAAGAGGACCTAGTGCTTCATTAAACTTAACAAACTTCTCTCCTATATTATCTCCAAATTTACCACCCCCTTGTTTAGGCATACGTGCAAAAGTAAAGTAAAGAGATTCTTCTATGGCATTCTTGAGCATGTCTTTAGGTAGTGCTTTACCACTTACTGCTACCTCTAGAGCATTTGTTCCCATTCTTCTTAATTGTTTATCTATAGTTGCAGTAAATATTGCTTTTCTAAATAATATATCTTGAGCCATATTAGCTTTATTTAAAAATCTGGTTACAGAAGACAGACTTTGGTCTGCACCAACCTCTTGTAACGACCTATCCATTTGTGCCGCAAGTCTAGGATTATATTTTAATAGCTGAGAAACTATTTCACTAGTAGCAAAAGCATCTCTACCAAAAGGATTACCTACTACATTTAGTCCTGTTAGTGTACCAAAAGTATCCCTTACTATATCACCTACACCTTTTTGTATTCCACTTGCACTAAACTCACCTTTTAAGGCACTGTTTACTCCTCTGCCAAGATTATACATTAGAGATTCCGTTAAGTTTGAACCCATATCAAAGGTAACTCGCATACCACCTGTTGCCACGTTACGAACAGTGGTTGACAGTTGTGTAACCATTAATGCCCTACGTTCTCTATCAAGTCTTTGCATGAAGTTGTGTGCTTTACTGAAAGCAGACGCTGTGGCATCTTCTTTACCAAACTTCTTCTCAAACTCTTTCTTAAAATCAGGATTAAACTCTTTATACTCTTTTAAAAATTTACCAAGGGGTGAGTCTGTTTGTAATAACTTACCTGCATCACTGCTAGTTGTCATAACAATTTTAGAGAATTGTTCTCTCGTTAATCCTGCTCTTGCAATAGCAGCATCAAAATCATCTACATCTACACCCTCTAATTTGCCTAATCTATCTAGTAATTTTTTAGTAACCACCATAGCCTTATCGCCATTAACAGTAACTTCTTCTACAAAATCTTTAGCCATTTGGTCAGAGGATTTAGTAAGGTCTTGAAATGTTTCTAAAACAATCTTACTAACTCTTCTTTTCATATCTAAGTTAAGAGTAGCAGACGTTATTTCAGTGGCAGGGTCTAGAGTTTCTAATATTCTTCTACCATCTGCTAAGTCATCAGCTATAGAGTTTTCTTTTTTGCCAACAATATCAACTATAGACTCCTCATTTATAGGGTCAAATTCATCTAATTGCTTTTCATCAACCTTACCCTTTTGTGCTTTATGTCTTAACTTCTTTTTGTAACCCTCTCTAACTGTTTCTTCCATATTTATATTTTTTAATGCCGCTGACCTACCTAATTTACCTGCCGCAGGAACACCTAGTATACCACCAAAACCTAAAGTTAAAGCACCTGTCAAACCACCTGTTAGTATTATCTCTTCAGCACTTGCACCTTCATCTCTCAAACCTGCCTCTTCATCAAGCTCTGCTCCTGCTACAGATGCATATGCACCTTCTCCTGTAGCAACTGCAGTTTCTGCCGCTAAAGGTAATGCACTAGCTTTAAGTCCTAATTTAAGAGACTGTTTTTTAGCTTCTGCTGTGGCGGCTTCTTTAGTCATACCCTTTGCCATACCATCAAGAATAAGTTTTTTAGCTGCCCTAGTAGCACCAAATTTAGCTATAGCACCTGCACCAAAACCAAAGTAAGTTAGGGGGTCTGTTAGTATACTCTCTCCATAATCCATTAATGCATTAAGTGTACCTGTACCACCCTCTTCGTAGAAATCAGGCAGTCTTTCCATGTCTCTAAACAAAGCACCATATCTATTTTTATCTGCTTCTGAAGCACTGCGAGTCCAATCAACCTGACTCATCAGGTCAAGTGTATTACTATTCACGTGTCTATAATGTTCTATAAATCGTTTGGTGAAATCTTTGTCTGATTCATCGGCTTGTCTACCATCATCTTTCCCAAAGCGAGACTGCATATATAAGTCTGCTTCTTTAAGAAAGTT